TTTTTTAAATGACCTAACATTGTTAGATCAATTCCCTATTTATTGTTCACGCTATATTTGATTTTGCCCTTTTTTTGTGGTATAATATATTCAAGCAAACAAAATCAGTTTGCCTCAGTTGCCTAGTCTGTTTACTAGGTTTATTAGAAAAGGTTAGATCATGTCAACAGTTACTACAATTTCCACTTTGTCTTTGTCCGATTTGCGCAACAACGTAGCAGAAGCCGTTGTCAGGGCTTATGGTGCAGAACGTGACTATGCTATCAAGGTTTGCGAAGTGTTGCCTTTCCCTTGGTATCTTGTCGAGCATAACGACAAGGGTGACGAAGCTAAGTTGGTTCACGCTGAGAAAAAAGAGTTGTTCAAGGTTTTAAATAATGCAAAGCATAGTAACCCGTCAACTGTATGGGCTCGGGTTCGCAAGTATGCACAGGAACACGCTGAGCCACAAACGCCAACGGCTGAAATTCACTCAGGGATAAAGGGCGCGACTGATGATGCTAAAGTAGGTGCAAGGCAAAACCGTTCGCTGACCCTGCGTTTAGTGGAAGAGTTGACGACACTTTACAAAGCCACGAAAAACGCTGATTCACTCAGCGATAAGGAACGTCAGGCACAAACCCACATAACCTCGGCATTGATCGCCATGGGTGTTGACGTGGCGACAATCGACTAAGGGTAAACCAAGGTAAGGGGAAACCCTTACCTAACATTGTTAGGTCAAACTGGAGAAAATCATGCTTACAAAATTTTATGGGTTCTTTGCATTGAAAGCCTTGGTCTGTTTTGCGGGTTTCATTGTGTCTGTTTTGGTATTAGGTAGCGACTCACTCACTCTGTTTTGGGTTGCCATGTTGTCCACAGTTTCAAGCCTTGCGTTTTATTTCGTGAACGAATAATCCCTGCTCACTTATCCACAGCCCCGCTAGTCGGGGCTTTTTTTCGTCTCGACCTAACAATGTTAGGTCTTTTCTGATCGAGGTCTTTCTATGCCAGTTCTCAGGTAGGCGGTAGCCAATGAGGTTGGTCTGCAATGTTATGTTTTTTCTAATGTTACGAGCTAATGTTACGCACGTAACGCCCCGCAACCCGCATGAAACCTAGAAAGTTATAATGTTACGCGTTTTTCGGAAAGGGGTACGAGTTACGAAAGTTTTGAGGCAGTGACGTTGCTCAGAAGTGCAAAGTGTATTGCGCAAATAATAATTTTGGAGACCACATACCCTTTCTTAAAAAACACATAACATTATAACATTATATTAAAAAAACCTCATTTACAGAGGAGAACCCCGTGTTACGTTTCACGTTACGTTTACCTAAATTTTCGTTACATTTCCACTATTTTCATAACGCACCCCCATTTGCTTTCATAACATCCCATTTCTGCCCTCCCACAATAACCCTACTGCCGACCCCACTTAAAATATAACATAACTTTGTAACATTACCTTTCGTCTCCCCCAAGACTAAAGAACTTGACTTTGACATAACAATGTGGTATAATATAAGTTAGATGGGATAAAACCGTCTAGGGGCAATCCTGCCCAATTAGAAGCACCCTAACATTGTTAGGTCAATTAGAAAGGTTAGATATGTCAGATTGGAAAGAGTGCCGCAACTGCGGTGACGATATACACAGCGAGCGGTGGTCACTAGGCTACCGAGTCTGCCTATTCTGCGGTGAAGAAGCCGCACGCATGGAACGCATGAGTTGGTGCGTAGTCCAAGAATACGGCAAGGGCAACTACCAACTTGTTACACCTGCGAGCGCACGGGTAACACTTAAGCAAACCAACCAAAAAGAACTGAGGGGCTGATATGGGTAAACACTTACACGACCTAGAGGTCACCGAGTACAAAGATCACTTGAACAATGCGCTTGCCGAGGCAGTCGAGTTCTATTGGGGCGAGCGTTGCCCTGACTTCGAACCCCTCTGCCCTGTGTGCGCGGCATGGAAACAGTACGACAAACTGATTACTTTAGCGGAGGCTAACAATGTTATCTAAATGGGAAAAGATCGAACGTGTTGTTATTCTGTGTGCTTGCATAGTGCTTGCACTTGACCTACTTTATTGGAGACCCTAACAATGTTATCTAAATTCCTAATGACAGGATGGAGTAACCGCTTTGGCTATTGGGTGACCGAGATTGCCGAGGCTAAAGATATAAGCACCGCAAGGGAACGCTTCTGCCTGAAGTACCCCACGCTGAAGAATGTGAAAGCCCTGCGCCTGCGTGCGCAATCAGAACTAATGGAGTAATCATGAAAGAAAGACAGACGGGGCTCCATGCCTCAACCTATTACTTGCCACGTGTACGTAGCCACGCAGATGCAATGGCACGCCTCAAGAAAACCAAGCCCATTCGTGGGCGCAGTCCTGAGATACGCGACAAGTACAACCCCGATATTCCAACCCCTTGCATACCGCTCGGCAGACGTGAGGACATTGACATCTATTCAATCCGCGAGGGTGAGGGTGGGAACATCGAGTTGGTTAGTTACCGCTCGCCCCTGCTCACGTTCACGCCCGACAACAAGATCATCATCACGCCTAAGTACATGGGACTGATGGAGTCAGGGATGATCGGGCGGGTGCTAGATGTACCTGCTTGGCTAGACCGCAAGAAGGTGGGCATCATCCTTGATGGCGAACGCCATGTGCTTAAACAGAACGGCTCGCTCACACTAAGTTGTGAAGGCGAGTGCTTGAGTGTGCATGAGAAAGAGGTGGTTTACTCACACTACGTTAACCGCAAGGCATCTAACATTGTTAGGTCTCAATACTCCGGCTTCATCAAGTACTTCGGTGGTTTCCTCCAACTGCGCAAGAACATGGACACCAACGAACTGCGGGTATCCATGATGGAGATTGCCGACTGCATTGGCTACGAGTACAAAGAGCGGGGGGTGTGGTTCGGGGGAAAAAACCAAAATAAGACAGAGCAAGTGTGGCAACCCGCACTCCAATCTGTGAAGCTCATGGAGTTCAAGCCGCAGGGTCTCAGATGCTTGGGGCTAGTACACAATACAAACCCAGAGGAGACCCTGTGGTACGCATACTCTAAGCAGTGCAAGAGTTTCTTTGCAGCGATACGCGATGACCAACCCGAGGAGGGCAAGGTCGACAACTATTACCGCATGACCCTAACATTGTTAGCCCTGTCCATGCCGTATACGCACCGCAACCCACTGGTGGGGCATGACATGGATGTGGATATTCCAGTAAGCGCAGTCGAGCGGATGCTGGACAAGATCATGATGCAGTGGCATAGCGATGAGATGATCGAGAAGCGACCACTCAAACCAAATCAGTTACCCAACGACAAGTACGAGTCGTACATAACGAAGATGCCAACGCAAGAAGAGATTGATCGGATACAAAAAGCAACCGACAGGTTAGTAATTCTTTAGTCACACCCATGACGAAAGGACTTGACTTTACCATAACATTGTGGTATAATATAAGCTGATGTGGGAGAACCATGTCAAAAATGCAGAGTAAATCAGAAATCGCCTAACAATGTTAGGCACATCAGAAAGGTTAGATATGTCAGAGATCAAATTCGGTAAATCAATTACCCTCAAACAAGCCGCGAACCTGATTCGCACCAATCCTACTACGCGCTTTCTCCTACAAGGTGAGCCAGGAATCGGGAAGTCTTCCCTATTGGAGAGTATTGCTAACGGCTTGGGCTACGACTACGCATACATAGACGTGCCGAACATGGACTTGGGCGACATTGCCATGCCTGTGATCGACCACGAAACCAAGACTACTAGGTATTACCCTAATGCACGCTTTGGTATTCACACTGGCAAACCCATGGTCATCATGCTCGATGAGTTCACCAAGGGCGCAGAGCCTGTGAAGAACATGCTTCACCCTATGCTAGAGAAGGCAAACCCTAGACTCGGTGACATACCGCTTGACCCAAACACTACCATTGTCTTTCTTACTGGTAACCTTTCAACAGACGGCGTGGGCGATAACCTGAAAGCGCATAGCCGTAACCGACTGGTTCCCGTAACGATCAGCAAACCCGATGCCGAGCAGTGGATTGAGTGGGCTATCGGTAAGGGTATCGAGCCCGAGGTGATTGCGTGGGTGAATCGTTTCCCTCATGCAATGGCTAGCTACACAGACGCAGGGCAAGGCGACAACCCCTACATCTACAACCCTAAGAACTCTCAGAAGGCTTTCGTATCACCACGCTCGCTTGAGACAGCGTCTAACATTGTTAGGTCTCGTAAAGATAACGACCCTGAGACTGTGATCGCGGCTTTGTCAGGTGCGGTGGGTGAGTCAGCCGCTCGGGATATGCAAGCATACATTGAGTTCTCAGATCAGTTGCCGACATGGGAGTCAACGATCACACATCCCAAGACAACGGCAATACCTACGTCAGCGGGTGCTTGTGCCATTGTGGTATTCGGTGCTATCGCTCGGGTAGACAAGACAACGATTGCCCCATTCATGGAGTACTTGAACCGATTCGATGCAGAGTGGCAAGCGGTGTTCGCTATCAACATTGCCAAGACACCAAGCAAACAGAGCATTGCGTTCAGTTGCAAGGCGTTCGCTGATTGGGTCGCTAAGAACCATGACCTTCTCTAAGATTGGTAACGCATTTGTGCGTAGGCAGACGACAGTAGACAAGAGCAAGCATGACCCGAAGTTCAAGATAGTGAACACCATGCCCTCCCAACTCTATTACACAGGCAAGTATGAATTGGTTGACGCCAAGGATTACAAGAGTGCATTTCTTGATACCCAAAAGGTTATATCAGTGCACGACACGTTTGAAGAGGCAAAGTTATTTGCCGACATGATTAACAAGCAACGACATTTAGAAGGAACCTAACAATGTTAGAAGAACGTAAATTGCAGAAAGCCAAGATCACGCTCATGCGTAATCCTAAGTTCGCCTTACTCCAAGGTGTGATGATGGTTGGTCGTACTAGCGTAGTGGATGACATACCCACTGCATCTACCAATGGTAGGGATGAGAAGTATGGGCGTAAGTTTGTGGCGGCTTTGACCGATAAAGAATTGGCATTTGTCGTAGCGCATGAGGTGTCACACAAGATGTACAGACACTTGACTACATGGAAGAAACTCAATGACGAGAATCATAGCCGTGCCAACAGTGCTTGTGACTACGTTATTAACCTGATGCTTCATGAACTCGACCCTAACGAGGATGTGATCTCCATGCCTAAGTACAAGGATGGGATTATGAAAGGTCAGCGCATGGGACTGTACGACCCACAGTTCAAGGGCATGAACTCCAAGCAAGTGTTCGACCTACTCGAAGAGAGCGATGGGGGTGGTGGGTTCGATGACCACGATTGGGATGGTGCGAGAGAGATGAGCGAGGAGGAGAAGAAAACCCTTGAGCGTGAGATCGACCAAGCTATTCGTCAGGGTGTCATGGCACATGAGAAGGCACATGGCAAAGGTGCGGGTGGTATCGGGCGTGAGATTGATGAACACTTGCAACCCAAGATCAACTGGCGTGAGGAACTACGCGAGTATGTGAAAGCTACATGCAACAACAAGGACACATCGTCATGGCGCAGAGTCAACCGCAGATACTTGTCTGCCGGTATGTATATGCCGAGCATGATCGGTGAGAAGGTTGGACACATCGTAGTAGCCATTGATACATCGGGCTCCATCGGTGGGCGTGAGCTTGACGAATTCTTAGCCGAGGTGAAAGGCGTGGCAGAAGAAGTCAACCCCGAGATGGTGGACTTGATCTATTGGGATGGTGATGTAGCGGGGCATGAGAAGTATGAGGGTGCGGAAGTATCTAACATTGTTAGCTCGACCAAACCCAAGGGTGGCGGGGGCACTGACCCTAGTTGCGTATCTCAATACTTGCGTGACGAGGCTATCAAGCCCGAGTGCATCATCGTGTTGACCGATGGCTATGTACCCAACTGGGGTAGCGAATGGACAGCACCGACTATGTGGGTAATCACAGGAGGTAACGATGCTGTTGCTGACAATGGTAGAACGATTCACATTATGGATTAAGGGAGGCAGTATGGTAATAGTAGATATTGGATACAAGAAGTACATCATGCCCAAAGAGAAAGCCATGCAGTTAGTGGAAGTCTTAGAAAGCGCAGAGATATACGAAGAGAAGTATTGGAGTGAGGACAAGCGCAAGGAGTTGGGCATGACTGAGACGTACACCTACCATGTGTACCCGAACGAAGCCAACTTCAGTATGCAAATCATAGGCGACAGTAAATATCAAATGGCTAGATTAGCCGGTAAACCACAGGAGAAATGAAATGAGTATTAGTGCATCAGCAGTGTTAGTGGAATTGAACATCAGCGTGTGGCCTGCATCAAAGCTAGACCGCGATACAACGGCACAAGTGAATACTGACGCATCAGCAGTCGTAGACGCAGCGCGTGTCCACAAGAACCTATTCGCAGGTACTAACTTGCGTAAGGAGATCGAGAACTTTGCCGCCAAGGTTAGGCTCTATCATAATCAGCGAACGCTACCATGGGCAGACAAGGGCGAGCGTATGTTGCCGACTGCCTTGTTTATGGAATACAAGCAAACCATGAACGCATACGAGCAGACGTTCGATGCTATGTGTGGCTCATTCTTTCACGCATACCCTGAGCTAGTGAAGGATGCACCTACGCACCTAGGCAAGATGTACAGAGCCGAGGACTATCCCGAGCTTGAGGAGGTGAAGCTGAAGTTCGGGTTTCGTAGAACAGTCAAGCCTGTACCGGAGGCGGGTGACTTTCGCTTAGACATACCTGCGAATGACTTAGATGAGATGCGAGCTGAGTTCAATGCACAACAAGACAACAAGCTAGCTGACGCTATGCGTGAGCCATGGGAGCGCTTACATGAAATGCTAGTAGGCATGTCCAAGAAACTCGACGATACATCGGGTGGTAAGAAGCGATACCACGACACACTGGTGAGCAACCCGCTAGAGCTTTGCTCATTGCTTACTAAGATGAACATCACCAACGACCCCAAGTTGGAGGAGGCACGCAAGGAACTAGAGCTAACAATGTTAGGTACTAACATAGAAGCAATCAAGGAAGACGAGCATCACCGCACCGAGGTGAAAGCCAAGGTAGATGCAATCATTAAAAAGTTTGAATGGTAAGGAGTAGATCATGGATGCAAGTACAGCAATGACATTGGGTAACGTCACCTTTAGCGACAAGCTATTGTGTGGTAGACGTAAGACCGACTTTGACTTTAAGGTGGAGAAGCCACTAGATGAGATCATGTGGAAGGTCATCACCGAGAACCCATCATGGGAGTTCAAGGTAAATGAGTATTATGGGAATGTTAAGAGTGAGACCGCAGGCAGTCGCCCACGGATCACAATTTGTAAGTTCAAGGTATTCAAAGATGGAGAAGAGATTGGACAGATCGACCGAGACTATCGGCACGATGCGGGTGGTCACGTATTCGCTATTACTAGCAATGCGATCAAAAGTGAGCGTGAGCGTATAAGCGCGTATCGCACTAAGGATGCTAAGAAAGCCCTAGCCGCTATTAAGAAAACATTCAGCAACAAGAGTGTAAGCGAGCGTGTAAACGAAGCACTTAGGGAAGCCACTAGCACTATCAGTAGACAAACAAGTCGCAAGCGTGGAGATCATCAGAGTGTCTTGCATAGTCTAGTACCGCTTATGAAAGCGTTTGCGTTTATACAGAACCCCGAGGACTTCAAGAAGTATGCAATAGTGAATGGGCAAGCCCACCAACTAGCCAAGCTACGAGAGGCGGAAGCTGAGATGCTAACTGTTACTGACATAGAAGCTAAGTTTAAAACTGATAAAGGTACGAGCTTAGTGTTGTTATCTAATGGAAAGTACGTAGTTAAAACAGGTGACGAAGTGCAACTTTACGATGATAATACGCTCCCACTAGACATGAGAGGTAAGTTGGGGATGCTCAAGCTAGTAGAGCCTGAGCAGATGATTGAGGGTGTGGGTTGCCGAGCCACTACCGAGATATTTGTTTTGCTTACCGCAGATCGGGAACTGGTATGACAAACAGGCTAACAATGTTAGGAGAATCCAAATGAAAGACGAAATGAAATATCAATCAAAAGTAATCCCCTTGCGGGGCTACGACCATCCCAAGTTTAAGTGGATTAACTCCTCGCAAACCGATATACGTAGGACATGGCGAAAGGCACGACTGCTTATTCGCTTAACCAATGGAGCCGCTTATGAAAGCCGTACTTGAGTTTCAGTACCCCGAAGACGAGTACAAACTAGAGCACGCACTAAAAGGTACGCAGTACTACGATGCACTGTGTGAGATAGATATAATACTTGCCGCTCCGTATACCAAGGCAGACGCATACGGCAGGATTAAGAAAGTAATTCTTGAAGTATTGGGGGACACATGAGTTTTAAAGACCCAGTTGCCAAAGCCGCATACATGAAAGAGTGGCGAGCCGCTAATAAAGATAAGGTGGCAGAGCATGATAAAGCGTACCGAGAAAAGCATAAAGCCAAGATAGCAAAGCGAAAGAAGGCGTACGTTGAAGCTAACAAAGAGGCTACAAGAGCGCAAGAAGACGCATGGCGTAGAGCTAACTTGGAACGTGTACGCACAAGACAAAGAGTTTATAGCAAGCACTATCGCGCAACGAACCGAGACAAAATTTACACTCGGCAAAAAGCATGGGTAGAAGCAAATCGGGAACATTATTCTGCGATAACAAAAGCGTGGCGTGAGGTTAATAAAGAACGCATAGAAACGCGTATGAAAATGTATGCGCCCATGTATCAAGAAGCTAACCGAGAACAATTTAAGGCAAAACGTAAAGAATACATTAGGTCTGCGCCTGATTCGTATCTAATTAGAAGTGGTAAACCTAAACCACCACAAGAGTTGATTGAAGCAATGAGAGTAAGTCTATTTATTAAACGCAAACTAAAGGAAATATCATGAAACACATCAGTGAACTAACAATAGAACTGTCCGCGCTTTACGAAGGGCTGAAGAACGGCACAGTAGATGTAAAGGTCGCCACAGAAATGAATAACACAGCGGGTAAGATTATCAATACTCAGCGCGTACAGCTAGAGTATGCAGAACTACGCAAAGAGCAACCCGACATTGACTTCATGAAGACCAAGGCTAAACCAAAGGCTAAGGTGGAAGCATGAGTAACGATGACGATGACATTCAAGACTACGTTAGTACAAAGCAAGTGAACGAGGTCTACGAGAAGATACGCAACAATACGCTAGAGGAAGTAGCGCAGGAGTTTGACATGATGAAAAATGGTGGAGATACGTCAGCATCCTTTGCAGTATACGTACGGGGAATGAAAAGATAATGCCAAGACCAAAACCGCCTGAGCCACTTAAAGGTCGCAACATGCGAATGTCTGATATTGAGTGGCTTATGTTTAAAGAATTAGGAGGAGCCGACTGGCTAAGAAAATATGTTAAGCAAAAAGCAAAGTACCCAAAAGGATACTACGAAGCCCTTGTCAAACAAAGTGCTGACTCAGGAAGAGCTAATGGCGTGGTGGCCGTTCACACGGCTAGACCCGAAGCGATTCCCCAAACTAAAGAAGCCACAACAGGATTATGAGGAGGCAACATTTTGAACACAGGAATTGAGTATTTAAAGTTAGAGAAGAAACGCAAGGGGCGGGGGCTTGGTAAGAAACCCGCATTAACTTGCACGAGCTTGCGACTACCGAAAGAGGTGATGGATTATTTTGACACCAACCATCGAATGTCAAAGCAAGCCAAGATGAGAGAAGTTCTTACCGAGTACGTTAACAACCAAACAGGAAATAAACCATGACAATCAAAAAAGTAACCAAAGCCGCACAAGTGCGTAACTACGTAGCCAAGAACCCAAAGGCCAAACCCGCAGAGGTAGCCGAGGCTATTGGCGTTGGACTTCAGTACGTATACACAGTGCTGTGGAACGCAAAGAAGAAAGCCGGAGTGAAGGCGAAGAAGACTACGCTTACGCTACCTAAGATAAAGAAAGGGATGGCTGAGCATAAGAAAATTATGGATGAGACGATAAAGAGTTGGAAAACTCTGTCCATTACTTCATCCAACACACCTATGCAGATCGAAATGTTCGACCCAGTAGACCATCCCGCGCATTACAAAGTAGGTGGAATCGAAACCATCGACTTCATCGAAGCAAAGAAGCTCAACTACAACATCGGCAACGTGGTGAAGTACCTGACTCGTGCCGACCACAAAGGCAACAGGATGGAGGACTTGCGCAAGGCGCAGTGGTATCTGACTCGTGAGATTAGCGCACTGAAGTAAAACGACCTAACAATGTTAGGGTAACCCTCAACCGCCTTCGGGCGGTTTTTTTACGTCTGTACTATTGACAAAGTAAAGTGATGTGCTATATTGGCTCCATAAACAACTGGAGTGTTAGATGGCAACCACACCTGAAGCCAAGGTCAAAGCAAAGATCAAGGCAATCCTCAAAGCCCACAACATCTACTACGCCATGCCTATCGGCACTGGATACGGAAGCAGTGGCGTCCCCGACTTTCTCTGTTGCGTAAACGGCAAATTTGTAGCGGTTGAAGCCAAAGCTGGCAAGGGGCAAGCGACCGCGCTACAACTAAAAAACCTACAACTAATTAACGCATCGGGTGGGTACACCCTCATCATCCGCGAGGACAACCTTGAGTACCTAGAACGAATCATTGAGGAGTGCATGCAATGAACATCATTACAGTTGACTTTGAGACGTTCTACTCCCGCGAGATTGGGTTTGCTAAGCAGACTACCGAAGAGTACATCCGTGACCCTGAGTTTCATGTCGTAGGCGTATCAGTGCAGGTAGATGACGGAGAGCCAGAATGGTTCAGCGGAACGATGGTTCAGACTGCCGAATACCTCAAGCAATTTGATTGGGCAAATTCACTGGCACTAGCCCACAACGCCATATTTGATGGGGCAATTTTAAATTGGCACTTCAACATTAAACCAAAGGGTTGGTTGGACACACTCTCCATGGGCAGAGCCTTGCATGGCACTAACGTAGGGGGCAGTCTCAAGGTGCTAGCGCAGTACTACGGCATAGGCGAGAAGGGTACAGAGGTTGAGAACGCCCTTGGTCTGAGGCGGATCGACTTTCCCCCTGAGCAGTTACTAAGGTATGGCGAATACTGCATGAACGATGTAGCCCTGACATGGCAGTTGTTTGGCAATATGAGCAAAGACTTTCCACGGGTAGAGCTGCGCTTAATTGACTTAACCATACGCATGTTCACAGAACCGTCTTTGGCGCTGGACTTGCAAGTACTCGGTGACCATTTGGATTCAGTACAGGATTTAAAAGCGATGGCGCTAGGTGCTTACGAAAAGGGCGACTTGATGAGCAACCAAAAGTTTGCGATTATGTTGCAAGCCGCTGGCGCTTTACCGCCAATGAAGACTAGCCTAACCACAGGCAAAGAGACTTACGCCTTCTCTAAGACTGACGAAGAGTTTAAAGCATTGCTTGAGCATAAGAACCCCGCAGTACAAGCCCTAGTAGCCGCACGCCTTGGCACGAAGTCGACCATCGAGGAGACGCGAACCGAAAGGTTTATTGGGATTGCTAAACGTGGACTTATGCCAGTTCCCTTGCGATACTATGCCGCTCACACAGGGCGGTGGGGCGGTGATGATAAGCTCAACCTACAAAACATCCCGCGCAACTCCCCCCTGAAACACGCTATTTTTGCGCCAACAGGATACGTGATGATCGACTCAGACTCATCGCAAATTGAAGCCCGTACGCTAGCATGGCTTGCGGAACAGAACGACTTGGTAGACGCATTTGATCGGGGTGAAGATGTATACAAAATCATGGCATCTGCTATCTATGGCAAGGGCGTCTCGGAGATTACGAAAGACGAGAGATTCGTTGGTAAGACCACTATCCTTGGTTGTGGGTACGGGATGGGCGCGGCAAAGTTTCAGGCGCAACTCAAGAACTTTAACGTGGAGATTACATTGGGCGAAGCGACACGGATTATCGACACGTACCGCACAACGTATCCGAAAATTACTGCACTTTGGAAGAAAGCGGGCCTAGCCCTTGAAGCCATGTTGCGTGGTAGTGCTACAGAATTAGGTAGAAACGGAGTGTTACTTGTCTGCGGTAGGGATGGCATACTTTTACCCAACGAGTTATGGTTACGTTATCCCAACTTGCGTATGGTTACCGCTGAAGACGGACTACGTAACGAATTGGTTTACGACACCAAGCGAGGCAAGGCTACGATACCCAACCGAATCTATGGCGGTAAGGTCATTGAGAATGTATGCCAAGCCCTAGCCCGTATCGTGATTGGTGAGCAGATGCTAATGATTGCTAAGAAGTACAAGGTTGTGATGACTGTGCATGATGCGATTGCTTGCATAGCGCCGAAAGCCGAGGCTAAGACTGCGCAGGAGTACGTAGAGATGTGTATGCGTATGCGCCCCAAGTGGGCGAAGGACTTACCGCTTAACTGCGAGTCAGGATACGGACAAAGCTATGGAAGTTGTTAATGGTGTACGCATACTGTGGAAGTATTGGCACAGGCGGTTCCCCGAAATCCATTACTCATGGGAGCGATGGAGCTACAACGACCGCAAAGAATACTATGAAAAGCGTTTCCCTCCTGAGCAAGAAAGTTAATTTATGAAACAACTCATTTGGTCGTTCAGTAGTCTCAAGACTTTCCAACAGTGCCCTAAGAAGTACTACCACACCAAGGTTGCCAAGGATGTAATCGAGGGAGATACAACCGCTACGCTGTACGGCAAAGAGATGCACACGGTTGCCGAGGAATACATTCGAGATAGCAAGCCGATACCTGAGAAGTTTGCGTACATTAAATCTTCTCTAGATAGACTAAACGCCATCCCCGGGGAGAAGCATTGCGAGGTAAAACTAGGGTTAACCAAAGACTTAGAGCCTTGTGAGTTCTCAGCCGAGGGCGTGTGGTGGCATGGCATTGCCGACTTGGTCATCATAAACCACGAGAAAAAGTTAGCCTACTCGGTTGACTACAAGACAAGTAAGAACGCGCGCTATGCCGACATGGGTCAGCTAGACCTGATTGCTACTGCTTTGTTTGCCAAGTACCCCGAGATCGAGCGGGTCAAGTCTGCGCTTATGTTTGTAGTCAGTAAAGAGTTTGTAAAAGCAGAACATGATGCGAAAATGAAGTCTGTGTATGTACAAAAAGTACTGCCCGACATTGAGCGGCTTGAAGGTGCATTCATGAGCGGGGTGTGGAACCCCAAGACAGGGCCACTGTGTAAGTGGTGCTCGGTTAAACAATGTGAACACAACAAAGGATGAACCATGCCTTACGTAAACAAACCAAGACCTTATAAAAAAGAATACCAACAGCAAGTTACCCGTGGCGAGTTGCCTGACCGGATGGAACGTCAGCGTGCCCGTAATGAGTACGACAAAAAGAATCCTGATAAGAACAAGGATGGCACAGCCGATTCTAGGGAAGGCAAAGACATTGCCCACGTTAAAGCGCTGAGCAAGGGCGGCTCCAATAAAGATGGCACGAAGGTGCAATCCCCAACGGCCAACCGCTCGTTCAAGCGTAACTCACAACACAAGTTGGTGACTGAAACAAGCACCAAGGAACGTAAGAAGAAATGAAACTATCAGAGTATGACTGGCCGCGACCACACGGCTTTACCCCGTTCGATCATCAGAAGACCACCTCCGAGTTTTTAATCGGCAACCGCAAGAGCTTTTGCTTTAACGAGCAGGGTACAGGCAAGACCGCATCAGTAATTTGGGCGGTGGATTATTTGATGAAAGTTGGAGTAATTAGCCGAGTGCTTATTGTCTGCCCACTGTCGGTGATGAAGGCCGCATGGCAAGAAGATCTGTTTAAGTTTGCTCTGCATCGCACAGTAGCCATAGCTCACGGCGGAAGAGAGAAGCGCAAAGAAATCATTAACGGACTCGCTGAGTTTGTCATCATTAACTTTGATGGCGTTGAGATCGTCAAGAAAGAAATCATGGCGGGTGGGTTTGATCTCATCGTGATTGATGAAGCGTCTGCGTACAAAAACGCACAGACCGACAGATGGAGAACCATGCGGGACATTACCAAAGTGGTCAAAGGCTTGTGGATGTTAACGGGTACGCCAGCGGCTCAGTCGCCTGTGGATGCTTACGGATTGGCAAAGCTTGTGAACCCCAAAGGTGTGTCGCCTTTCTTTGGTCAGTTCCGCGACACAGTCATGCACAAGATCAGTGACTACCGATGGATACCCAAACCCACTGCGGAAGCAACTGTGCACAAGATACTTCAGCCCGCTATTCGGTTTGAGAAAGCCGACTGCCTTGACTTGCCCGAGGTTACTGCCGTTGACAGAGAAGCTCCACTCTCGCCACAACAAATGAAGTACTACAACATACTCAAGAAGCAGATGTTAATTGAGGCAGCAGGAGAAGAGGTTACGGCTATCAACGCCGCAGTAAAGCTTAACAAGCTCTTACAAATATCAGGCGGTGCTGTGTATTCAGATACAGGCGAAGTGATTGAGTTTGATGTAACCGACCGCCTCAGAGTTGTGCGTGAAGTAATTGATGAATCAAGCCACAAGGTTCTTGTATTCGTTCCGTTTACACACACGATTGAGTTGTTAACCAAATACTTAAACAAACATAGTATTACATGCGATGTCATTAACGGGTCTGTGTCTGCTAACAGACGCGCAGAGATTGTCAAAGAGTTTCAAACACGAGCAGAACCAAAAGTGCTCATTATCCAACCGCAAGCGGCATCACACGGGTTAACACTGACTGCGGCTAACACTGTTATTTGGTACGCTCCCACCTCCAGTGTCGAAACGTATCTGCAAGCAAACGCACGCATCGACAGGCCCGGCCAACGCAATCCAATGACTATCGTACACATACACGGAAGCCCAACAGAGAAGCGTTTATATGCTTTGTTGCGTAACAACGTAGCAAACCATAACAAAATAATTGATTTGTACAGAGAAGAATTTATAGACGCCTCTTGACAATGTCAAATGTTGTGTTACATTAGAGTTTTATAAGGAGAATCAGATGGAAGAAGTTGAAGACAAAGTCACCTCCGTAGACTTGGACAGATTGACAGCAATCTATATCAAGATACGCGACAAGAGAGCCGCAAACAAAAAAGTATTTGAAGCCGAGGACACTGATCTTGAAGATCAAATGAAAGTGTTAGCGCAAGAAATGCTTGATGTATGCAAAGACATGAATGCCGACAGCATTCGCACCCCACATGGCACGATCATGCGTTCAATTAAGTCACGGTATTGGACAAACGATTGGGATTCAATCTACAGTTTCATTGAAGAGACTGGAGCATTTGGCCTGTTAGAGAAAAGACTTCATCAAACAAACATGAAAGACTTTCTTGCTGAGAATCCAGACCTTTACCCGAAGGGGCTAAATGTCGAAAGTGAATACACCGTGGTAGTTAGACGTTCTAAAGAAAGCTGAAAATGAGTAACATTACAATCCTCAACGAAGACCTCCCCGATTTCTTGCAAACCGCAGGAGTTAGCGACCTTACACGACAACTCGCTGGTCGTACCGGAGTCAAACGCATTGTGCCTAAGAATGGCATTTTTCGTAAGACAGTCGGCGGCGAAGAGATGGGTAAAGTCAAAGGCAATTTAAATGCCGTCGTTGTTAACGCATCCCCCGCTGTAGGCCGTATCTTCTACGTTAAGCAGTGGAGCCCTGATGCCGAGCCGACTGCACCTGATTGCTTCTCTAACGATGGGCGTGCACCCGATGCAGGTTCAACTAACCCACAAGCAGATCGTTGCGATAGTTGCCAGCAGAATATCAAAGGCTCAGGCCAAGGTAACTCTAAGGCTTGCCGCTATTCACGCCGCATTGCGCTTGTGTTGGAAGAAGACTTCGGTACATCCCTTGAAGGTTCAGTCTACCAAATGAACTTGGCATCCAAGTCTTTGTTTGGTGAAAGCGTAGGCGATAACACGCACACGTTTGAAAACTACTCTAAGTACTTGTCCAACAACGGCAAGAGCTTGGACTACGTTGTGACGCAAATTAGTTTCAACGAAGACAATGACAATCAGTCTGTGTTATTTACGCCGACTAAGTACATTAACAAGGCGCAGTACGCTGTGACTAGCAAAGTGGCTAACACTCCTGAAGTGCTGAAGATGGTAGTTATGACACCATACCAAGCAGACATGTCAGGTAAGCCTGCTAAGTTGGAAGCACCCAAGCCTCTGGGCAAGATGTTTGAAGAAGACGAAGCAAAGGCAATGGCTAAGACCAAGGCCGAGTCTGCTATTGACGAGCCAATCAAGCGCCCCGCTAAGACCGCGCCTGCACCTGTGACCAAGAAGGATTTGGATTCCGTGGTGAAGGCTTGGAGCGACGAGGAGTAACGCATGACCTATGGTTATAGCCAGAGCTTGGTGTACGCAAATAAAAAAGCAAGCATCAAGTCTCTGGGTGTGGCCTTGGGTCGTGTATGTATCCGCGAAAACATAAGCGTTAGTAAGATTGCAGATGACTTTGGGGTAACCCGAATGACTATCTACAATTGGTTTAAGGGGGACTCAGTCCCCTTTCATTCCTACAACCAAGCGATCAACGATTACATACTCCACCTTAAAGCCCAACACCAACTGAAATAAATAAATGTCCCACTTTGACCTGCTAGATGCCGTACTACCCACAGAGGGTCGGTACTGTGTGTTTGGGCTAGGGAAGTATCCAGATCAGAAGTTTTACGATACAAGAGCAGAAGTAGATAAGCAGATTGAGACGCTAGTAAGCAACAAGTTTGATGTGTTTTTTGGCTGTGCCAAGTTCGGCCCGCTTAACAATCGCACACATGAAAACGTTGCCTATGTTCGCGCATTGTGGATGGATATTGATTGCGGCCCCACGAAGGCCGTACCCGATGAAAAGGGGGTCATCAAAGGTTACATTGACCAAGCCACAGGTCTTGCCGAGTTCAAGAAGTTCTGTAAAAACGTAGGGTTACCACAACCGATTTTAGTTAGTTCAGGCTACGGCATCCACGCATACTGGTTGCTTGAAGAGACCATAACTCGCACAGATTGGGAACCCCTTGCAAACCGCCTTCGTGAGTTGTGCGTAGAGCAAGGATTCATTGTCG